GGGGGGGATTCGAAGCCCTCCTCCCTCGGCACATGATGGTATCTTATCTCTTGGTGCGTCAAAGCGATACGACCCGCAAGTTCCGCACCTACCGCTTGCGCGTGCACCATAGTTGCACGCTGTTCGACTATACTAACATCTTTCTTCGCTAAGTCAATAACCTCTCCGAGACGTTCCGCAAGTTCTGATTGCCGGTCCTCACGTACTCTCGCGTAAGTGTTCATCGTCAGACGCGGATCGGAATGTCGCGCAAACGTCTGCATCTCTTTTACCGTAGCGCCGCTCTCACCCGCGAGTGTAATTGCCGTATGGCGCAGCGCGTGGAAATCTGCGCGTCCGCCGAATGCGTCGACTGCAATCCCGGCGTTTGCGCGGTCGCGCTTGAATGTCCGGTCGATATTGGTGAACACGTTGAGTAGGGGGGCTGTCAGCGGCTTTCCCACGGTTGTTTCTGCGAGTCGCCGCAGAAGAGAGTGGGAAAGCGGCTGAAAGTCCTCGCGACGGTTTTTTGTCCAGTCTGCCTGCAAATGGAGTCCCTTGGCCTGAATGTCGAGATTGCATATGCGTAGAGAGCGCAGTTCGTTCGCCCGCAGTCCGGTGGAGATTGCCACCTCGTAGAGCAGACGCCTTTCCTCTGGCGCGACAGAGAGCAGTTTGCCGATTTCTTCGAGTGTCAGTGCGCGGCGTTTCATCAGCGGCGTCTTGTTGTATTCTGGCCACGCCTCGAGCGGATGCGACGCCAGATATTTTCTCTTGGCAGCCCATGAGCAGAAGGTAACGATGCTTTCACGATATGAACTGCACGTCCTGCCAGACCGACCGTGGCTCTGGAGTTCTTTCTGAACAATCTGCTGCGCTCGTCCGAGAATGTCGTCGGCAGCGAGGTCGCCCAAGACCGCGACGTGTAACCGTGTCATCCACCATTGCAGTTGCGATTCGCGTTTCCGCGCGTGATCGAACGACCACGGTGTGCCGCGCTTGCCGCCCTGGGAGCGCCCGTAGGCGATGTATTCTTTGAGTACTTCGTCGATGGGGCGATTTGCGTGTTTCACTTCTGGCCCGGGCGCGGCGCGGAGTTTCAGGCGGATTTCGCGTTCTTCCGCCTCGAATGCTCTCGCGGCCGCAAGGGACTCGCTCTTTTTGAACGTTCCCATGAACGTTCGGCGTTTCCCGTTGCGGTCAACGTATCCCGCGCGGTATTTCCCCCCGCGTAGTGGTTTGCTTGCTACCCATGCCATGTCTGGCACTCCGTTGTTTCTAACATGTTGGGGCCAATTGAATTAACAAGGATCATAAATCACCCCTACGGTAAGCCAAGTCATTTCCTTGCGATTCCTGCTTTCTCTTTGATTGACGACATGCGCGCCTTGATGTGCGCCGCTACCTGGCCAGACAGCCATGTGTGCTTCCCAAAGAGCCGCACTGGCTGCGGCAATTCCCCGCGCGCCACGCTCCGCTTGATGGACTTTCTACACTTGCCGAACAACTTAGCCAGATTCGCCTCGTCGATAATCGTGTTCTCGCCGAGTTCGTCTAGGCGCACGATTGGCAATCCCGTGCCGTCGTCTTCATTCTGGTCTTCAATATTCTCGTTCATATCTGCACCTCTCTCTTTGCTGTTTTGCGTCTTGGCTTCCTGCCCTCTGAATGAAGTCTGCAGCCGCGAGCGGCATAGTCGCGCCTGCCGCCATATTCCGCCGATAGGGGATTGACGCACTCTCGTTCAATTGGCACACGCCAAACACAAGTGTCGCAGGACTCCTGCTCGTGGCCGTTGCTGTTGGACATATTGTTTTTCCAGTTAGAACGGCGCTGGTTCCGTCATCTGTTGGTCTTGAACCGTCGTCTCCACCTCGTCCCATCCCGGTTCACGATAATCCGGTTTCTCCTCGAGTTCGTATCCGATGATCCGGTCGTATTTCTCTCCCGCAACGTGGCGCACGGTTATCTTCTTTGTTTCACAGACCGCGCCATTTGTGGCCAGATGATAGGCCTCTTCGACTGTGGTCGGCACCGGTATCACGAATGAGCGTTTCGTCCACCATGCCTCCGCCTTCGCTCGCGCCCAGCCGGTATGCTCGAAGCAAATCCACTCCGACTGCCAGACCCTGAATCCCAGCTGGTAATCGATTCGCAACGTTGGTGGCGCACCCTCGCCCGCGTCGCGCTTGTGATGGACGGAGTAGGTGACGTCCAGAACTTCGCGTTCCGTCACTGTGACCTGCTCGCTCAATATGCTGGCGTCGCTGGCCTGTGCCTCATGCTTTTCGCGCTCCGGTTTCGGGAACTCATAGCCGCAATCGGGGCAAGTCATGTATGCCATGTGAATGACTGCGTTGCACTGCGGGCACTCTTTCGCTGGGGCCTCGCCGGTCCCGGTACGTTGTTCATCCGACACGCGGACGGCATCGACCGGGCCGTGGCGCATGATGTTTCCGCCGAAGTCGAGCACGAGGCAGTTCTTCTTGCCTTCACAGAGCCGGAAGCCTCTCCCGACCATCTGGTAATACAGTCCCGGCGACATGGTGGGGCGAAGCATTGCCACGCAGTCAATGTTGGGTGCATCAAAGCCGGTAGTGAGGACGTTGACGTTGACGAGGTATTTCAACCGCCCCGCGCGGAAATCTGTGAGCATCTGGTTGCGCTTGAAGTTGAGCGTTTCACCGAATACCGTGGCGACGTTTGCTCCGGCGTTCCTGAGCGTATCCGCCACGTGTTGCCCGTGCTGAATCCCGCTGGCAAATATGAGGCACGATTTGCGGTCGGCGGCGTAACGCAGGATTTCCGAGCACGCCGACTGGATCAGGTGCTCATCGTCCATGAGCGCTTCGACCTCACCGGCGATAAATTCACCGGCGCGGATGTGCAGATTTGACGTGTCGATCTTCTCCTTGCCAGCTTTGCTTTGGAGCGGGCAAAGGTATCCTTGGACAATCAATTCTCGGACGCCTATTTCATAACAGACGGCGTTCAGAATGTTTTCCGGCGCGCAGATGGAGCCGGTGCTCATTCGGAACGGAGTGGCCGTAAGGCCGATGATGCGCAAGCGCGGGTTCGTTTCTTTCAAGCCTGCCAGCAGCGACCTGTACATCCCGTCGCCATCCGGCGGTATCATGTGGGCCTCGTCGATGATTATGAGGTCAAAGTGTCCAAGTTCCGCTGCGCGTCTGAAGACAGACTGTACGCCCGCGACAATGATGGAGTGGTCTTTATCCCTGCTCTTCAATCCCGCCGAGTACAGACCAATCTTCAACAGCATTTCCGGCGCAACTTGGCGAATTTTTTCAACTGCCTGCTCGAGCAGCTCCTTCACATGCGCCACTATGAGGACACGGCCCTGCCAATGGCTGACCGCGTCCTTGCAGATCGTTGCCATGACCGGGGTCTTACCACCTGCGGTGGGAATGACCACGCACGGATTGTCGTCGTGCTCGCGCAGATAACGGTAAATGGCCTCGACAGCCTCATGTTGATATGGTCTTAACGTGAGCATTGTCGTGCCTCGATTCTTACGATGACCATGCCGCCGGGTACGCAAGTGCATTCTTCAGTGCTGTGCTTTTTCACTTGGCTATCCTTGTGGTACACCCTCGCATGCTGGAGCGCGTCAAAGAGCGCCTTTTCGATGTTGTCGTAATCGCGCTCCTGACCATTCGGCGGGTAGGCCAGGATTTCAACTTGAAGAGGCCCGGACATTGTGCGAAGACCCAAGTCAGCGATGAGTGCGCAAACGCGTTCGCGGAACTTTCGACCTTCGCGGCTGATCAAGACCCGTCGGCCTACCCGCCGGTAGTAGTGGTTCACGGATGGTGGAAACGGCAATTCCAGTTCGATCATGGTTTTCCCCTCTCTTCAGGACTACCGTCTCCAGGGGGGCGTCGCGTTTGCGTTCTGCGCGGGCTTTGCGCCGCCCACAATCTCGCGCTTCGCATAGCCTTTGATCTCGTTGCGCACTTCGCCGTCCGCATCGGTCTTCTGTCTCACTGCGACGACCAAGGGCAGGTTGTGCAACTCGGCGGAGTCTTTCGGTTCCATCACACCCACTGCGCGACAGATGGCCGACAGTTCGCTTCGGGCAATCCGTACCGCCTGCTCGCTTGGGTTGTTGAGGTTGAGGCGCGCCCAGAGTTTCCTGCCTTTGAACTCGCCTTCGATGACTTCGAAAGTCAGTTCGAGATAACTACCATTTCCAGACTTCGTAGCCTTCGTCTCGCTTTCTGTGATGACCGCGAGATACTTCCCGGCCGGAATTGGCTCGAAGTCCGACGCCGGGTCAACTTGGTTTGCGTTGAATCCGTTGAGATGTGCCATTGGTCAGTCCTCCTGGGGATTGGGATTGATGGGGTTCACGATTGCGTTCATGATTGCCTGCCATGAGAGAGGCAGTTCCGCAGGCATGGAGTAACGGTTCTTTGCCACGCAGGCGGGAGAGCCGACGCAGCGCAGGATGCGTTCGCCGCCGTCCTTTCCGAGACCGGCAGCGATTGTACGGTCGCGCCCGAAGCCGGTGTCCTCCGTCTTAGTGATGATTTTGCGCGTTGCAAAAAGCACCGCGTCGGCCCATTCCGTTACGACTCCCGTCGCGTGACGATTCAGGCGCGGGGAATAGCGGTCGTAGGCCATCGCCTCTGGGTCTTCGTATCGCTCGACTCTCGCGTGCGCCAAAAGGATGACGCACATTCCGCGCGTGAAGCGCAGTTCATTCAGGTCGGTCAGCATGTTGCGCCAGTGATTGAGCGCGTGCGTGTAGCCCTTGGCGTAGCCGCCATCTACCTTCTCAATGCACGACACACCGTATTGCTCGCACAGAGCGTCCCAGATAAGGCGCTCAAGCCAGTCGAGGGAGTCGATGATTACGGTTTCGTAGTCGTGCTTCTGGTGAATCAGTTCCTGAATCGCGGCTTGCACGTCGTCGAAACGCTTGGCCAGCGGAAAACTGTTGCATGCGATCTGGTCGAGGCCGTCCTCAGTCGCGATGAAAATCGGCTTGGGGGACTGCGCGGCGAGAGTACTCTTGCCGATGCCCTCCGTGCCGTAAATCA